GGATGCAGTGCCAGTCGCTGAGATTGAATATCCAGAGGCAAAATCATTGCCCGTGGTTAAATTCTCACGCTTGGATGGCGAAAACCGGAGTGGTGCGTAATATGGCACCTCAAATTCGGCAGTAGGATTCACGCTTGTATTGACATACAAAGCCCCTTTTGGGCCAGCGCGTGGATATATAGCAGCGGGAGCGGAACTGAATACAGCTGCCTGGGCACCTTCACTAGTTGAAGCATACCCAGTAAACGCACCAGTAGCGCTGGTATAAATCGTATCCTGATATCCACGACGTTCAACATACATCGAGGTTTCAGTAGACAATCCACTACCAGGAGGATCACGTACTTGATTATTCATCAATATCTTGTAACGTATTCCCCCTCGCCAACCCGCAAAACAATTGACAACCCAATGCAAAAGCACTGTGTTGACATAGTTATATGGGTTTTCAATGGCGGTTGTGTCTACCGCCCCTGCGACATTACCTCGCAAGAAAGGCATCATTTTCCGATCTGAATTCCAGAAAAATTGCCCAGCTGTTGATATCATAAAATCACGGCGCCATAAATTGTAACGTTTCAACATTGTACGAAACGACATAATGGACTCGCCAGTAAATACCATATTAATCAATGCATTATCCTGTAAACTAGGTCCTACATTGTCAGCAATATCTTGCATAGGTGCAGAAGGTTCCTGCGTATTGTGTGCTTCAGGCACTGTTGTACCCATCTCTGGCTCCGAACCTGATTGCGGTTTGAAAACAAAAGATTGGAAGTAATCATCAGGTACAAAGACCTCAAAATCATCTCCCATTGACACAAACACATTAACTTCTATGTCATTATTCGCAACGCTATTTGGTGTGGTAAGTTCATTAACTACATAAACACCAATAACTCCATTCCCCTCTTCTTGCGCAGTGTAAGCTGTTGTGCTATACATTTGCGTAACAGAATCTGTTCCTGGTCTATGGTGATCCAAAAGCGTTACAGACTGCACGTTGCCAATCTCGATTGTAAAATCTTGTGTGTCGGCAATATCAACAACTTGCAGATAATTTGTGTTATACTCGTTAGTATCCAAAAAGTTGGGATCATAAACAATTTTAATTCTCCCTTTATGGAACGACGAGCAAACAACCTGAAAACGAAACCTCATACTTCCAGTCCAATACTTAAACGGCAATGCCGCCACAGCACAGGCTGGAAAATGAAAACTTCTAGGTGGTCCTGCATTCTCAGCCCATGTTACTGGGTCGATTCTAGCATTCCACAATAATGTTTCCGGAGTTGTCCCAATTTGCCAAGCAAATTTGGTTAGGTATGATTCTCTTTTAGCTATTTCTTTAATAGACAAAGGATCAGCATCACCCAAACCAGCAATACGTGGGTCAATTGTAAGCTCTTGCTTATCATCAACAGATAATTTCAAAGCCGTGTCAGGGACATTCGTTCCAGCCAATAATGAAATTGGTGATGGACGATAAGGATCCGGGTTCTTCGTTACAGGTGGCCTACAATAGCCAAATGATTTTGCAATATTGGATACAGTGTTAGCTGCAGCCGCAGTCGCCAAAGCATATGGACGAATCGCAGGTATTGCGGCTAAAGCATTAGATACTTTGGCCACTGCTGAAGCAGGCTTAGAAATCATTCCTTTCGTATTAGCCTCTTCAACTTCTCCTGACTCCCTTCCTGACTGAGCAGTTAGGGTAGCAGGATTCTCTGACGTTAGCACCGACATGCTTACATCAGAAGCCCAAGCAAACACTGACACTGTGACTTGGTCACTAGCACCATTGGCGTGCTTGAGTGTGTTCAATGATCGAAAGTATAATCTACCCATCAATTCCCAGTCCGCACTGGTAATATTAAGGTAATTTTCGAACCAAAAGAACGGCAACTCCATCTCTCCACCAGTAGAAGTGGTAGGATCCAAAAAGATCTTTGGTAGTTGCGAAGTCTGCACCAAATCTTCGGAAACGAGAGCCGCGAAACTAGACAAATTGTCAAAGTTATCAATCGGCTGGTAAGCACAAATTGCTCTACCATACTGGAAACCGTTACCATTAATGACAACTTTAATGTTGAGCTTGGCTCGCAATAAATTGTAATTAGCAATACGGTTGATAACCCTAGCATTATTAAAATACAATCCCCATGGATCTATATCAAAAGCTAGAGTTGTGCCAGTACCCCATTCTTCTTCATGAATTTTAATGGGCCTACTAAAGAAATTATCGAGAGTAGCATCATTACTATCTTGCAATTTTCTAGTTGGGTCAATATCATTGTCCAACTTTGTAATGTACGCAGGCATTTGATCACGAAACTGAACATTTTCATACCCAGACTTCGTGGCCATCTTCATGACTTGCGTATCATTAACTATTCCCGATTGTCTCTCAAAATCCACGCCGCATGTGGACAACTCATCTAGCACATCAATGGCTAGCTTGAGTTCCTCACAAAACTTGCTTTGTGGAGAAGCTGGTGTGGACAATACCCTATCCGGGGTATTGCGCACAGTTGATGCATTTTGCCCAAAGGCAATATCTGCTTCAGCATCTTGGCAGATTTCTATCAAACATTTATAAGTACAGTTTTGTCCAATTGGCTTTATTTAAACCCATCATGCGCTCCAATTATACGCAAGTGGGGTGTGCCTTAAGTGATTAGAACCCGACATGGTAATTCACTAAAACGCGTGCAAAGCCTATGAATATGCAACAAGAACACAAATTTACATAACACGGTATCCATATACACACATGAATTTTGCTTAGCCTCAGATTTCAAACTGGCACTCGTTTAAGGTCGGAGTTGGACCATGCGATCCTAAATATATACAATTGGATCGTCTTGCGAGAGCATAAGTGT